TGTTTGTACAAATCAACCATCGCTTTTTTCGTCATATCCGCAGCAGATGCTTGGATTAATCGATTGAGTGCTTTGTAAGTGTAAGCACGTTTGAGTCGAGTCGTGGGCCCATATTCGTCAACCGCCTCTTTGTAAGGCAGCGCCTTATTCATGGCAAACGTATCGGGCTCCCACAAATCAAACCGACACTTACGACCAAGCAGCGAGTGCAACGATCCCCCAGATGATTTTTCATTGAGCCTGTTCATGACGCCTGTCATCAAACCTTTCACAAAAGGCACACGGTCATGGTATTGCTTGGTCAAGCTCTTCGCATCCTCAACCGATAGGTCAAGTTGCTCCGATAACTTATTGACTCCCATGCCATACATCATTCCCAAATTGATTGTCTTGGCTTGTTTTCTTGGGATGTTAGCCATTTCCGCCACCATCGTGTGGAAGTCGGTGTCTGGGTTTTCGTTGTACGCCTTAACAAAGTCGCTTGCACCTTCTAAAGCAATCCCTCGCATTTTTCCGTATACATGCGCATAATGTACGAGTATGCGTGGCTCTTGCTGACTGAAATCAATAGCCGCCCATTGTTCGCCTTCTTCTGGTAAGAACAGCGAACGGATCATAGGACCCAGTTCAGGATCGCGGGCCGGGATTTGTTGTAGGTTCGGGTTGGACATTGATATGCGCCCCGACACCGTGCCTCCATCGTCAGAACGGATTTGATTTATATGAGAGTGTATCCGACCGTCAGCGTGGCAGTGCTTCATGATTGTGTTGATGAAAGTGCCGGATGTCTTGTTGAGATTCCTAGCCTGAGTGATGAGTTGCGCGAGTGGGTGATCGTGCTCTTGGAGGAAGAGTTTTGTAAAACTAGGTGCGCCCTTTTCTGTGCGTGGATAGTTGACGCCGATTTTATCGAACGCTTTAGCAAGACTTTGAGCAGCCCATATTTCCACGTTAGTGCCGCTGATGCGCTTTATCTCCTTCAGGACATCCCGTTCCCTCTTGAGCAAACTATTCCTCGTTCTCTCGACCTTATCCGTGTCAACACGCACTCCGCGCATCGTCATATCAACAAGACATGGAAGAAGATCAAGTTCGAGATTGGCGATAGGCCACAAGCCTTCTTTGCCAAGTTGAACAGAGAAGAAGTTCCAGAGTTCGAGAGTCAGTTCAGCGTCACCTTCAGCGTAGGGTCCGACATACATAGCGGGCATCTTCCACATCTCAGCTTTCGGATCGACACCAAACTCTCTCGCAGCCTCCACTAAACCTTTTTCAGATTTAACTTTCCCCAAGTGATCGTAAGCCAAAGCGT